CTCTGTATCTTTGGGCAATTTTAAACTTTAATTTTTTTTGTTCACATCGAAATGCGTCCAACTGTGATCATATGTCTCTTGTTTATCCATCATATCAATTAACACATTATAGTTACCGATAATTTCTTCTTCCGAAATTTCCAGCATACCTGCATGACTTCGAATCAATTCACTCTGATTATACCAATTCACTGGTTCAACATTCCAATTGTATCTTTTAATTAATTCCAACACCTCAGGGGTTGCCCCTAACATTGCAGCGTAAGATTGAGTCCTCATACTTAAATTTTCATCTGATGTTTCACTTTCTCCATTTGGTACTTCGAATTTGTTTCGTAATCTAATTAAATTTGGTCCCATCCCCAATGTTCCCATATCAGTACTGTACATTATCATATTGCAAAAATTTGCACCATGCTCATTGATTGCATTCTCACTTTGCATATTGAATCTAACAGCTATATCTGTTGTTAATGTGTCCATTCCGATTGGTCTAGATCTAAAATTGGTTGCATTATCATCACCCAACACAACCATTACTACCATATTTTCAACATTATTACTCATGAATTTTGCATGTGCTCCCAAATTATTAATAACATTTCCAATTGCCGTGGTCGCCTGTCCCGTTGTTCTCATACTTTCACAATAACCCGTAGCCTTAGATGACTTCCATTTCCAAATCTCATGCATTGATTTCCAACTGTTTAACACATTCTCATCAATTCCCAAATATTCATATAGTGCCAACTCTACATCAATAATATTTTTGTCAGTCTGTCTATCTTGTTTCTTTAGATCACTTTCAAAGTAAAACTTTCCTGCACTCATATTACTTAAAATTTCGGATAGTTCCCTTGGAGTGTACCCATCTGCATATATTACATTTGGCTTTAATATTAGCTTCAATCGTTTCTTAATTTCCATAAACACAGGACTGTAAATTGCAGCAACAAAGTAATTCTGCCAAGCAATAATTCTTGCTTCTTGATCTTCCAAGTTAAATATTTCTTTGCCCGGTTTGTACAATGCCTCTAATTTTAAATGCACATTGATATTGTTCAACTTTGTAATATCCGCTCCTTCATCGAGAAACCTTTTGATATCATCAAGAACCTTCTCAGCATTGTGATGCTGACTAATCCACTCCATGGTTTTCTCAGTGTTGAATCCTATTTTATCTTTTCTAAATTCCCTTGACATTTCGTCACATGTTGGTTTGAAATAAGCATATTTGATATCACTTAATACTTCATGTATAGATGGTATTTGCAATCTGATGTTGACTATAGAGTACAATTTATCAGCAATCACATTGTGCTCTCTATATACTATTTTAGTTAAAACAGGTCTTGAGATGTTAGGATAAGCACACATGGTGGTCTTACTCGTCACAATTAATTTTCCCGGTTGCTCCCTTGATTTGAAAAACCCTTTGCCGGTTAACAAAGATTTAACTATGGTGTCAGATGCATCAGTGTTGTCCCAAAACATCAGTGACTGAATTCCTAATTCTTCTATTAGTTGTGTATTGCCCTGTTTCAGACTTATATTGAGAAAATCAGGGTGCACTAAATAATAAGTGTCTGTATTCATATACTCTAGCTTACCACTACTAACATTATTGCAAATCACTGTGTCATAATTGTAGTTGTATTCATTCATAAAAGACAAATCAAATTTAACCTCACTTATCTTGGCCAACAATTCAGGGTTGCCGATTTTAGCTGGGTTCCACCAATCTTTATGTTTTTCAAATTCAGTGGATAGTTTAACTATATTATTATCATGACCTCCTGCAATTTTCTTATTTGATTTGTAGCACAACAATCCGTTTGTGATCAAATATGTTTTCTTATTGGTTGTTATTAATAAAGGCTCTTTGCCCTTGGTCACCTGGGTTAATTTTTCTGCATTTATTG